ACCGACCATTTGCATGTTCATCTATTCACCCCGGGGGGGCTGTGTGCGATGCATCAACTGTCTGCCGTAATCTGTTAGTTCGCCTGTAGCACGATTGTGCAATCGGTTGTGTTCCGAGCGCGACACCGCAATTAGATTCCAACTCTTTAAACGATATTCCGGGTAAACAGATAGCGGATAGATGTGGTGTACGATCTCCGCATCTACTTGTTTCCCATACCGTTTCGATAGTTGGCACCGATACCTGTCACGTTTCAATATTACTTTACATTTGTTCTTCCATTTTTTAGATTTATAGAACTTTGCACGCTCTTGCTTTGTCATCTCATCCCCACACAAAAAGCACCCGGTCTCCCGAGTGCTTTTCTGTCTTACTCTTTTGTTTTGTTCACTTCCTCGATGAATCCCTTCATCAGCTCTGTAAGCTTTCCCGCCTGACTGACGCCCGCTTGTTCGCATGCTTCAGCAAAGGCTTCTACAACCTCGCGTTTCAGCTTATATGATTTTGACATCCAGCCGGCTTTCTTCTGATACTTTTCCGTTGCAATCGTGTGAGGCTTCGCTTTACTCATTCCGGTCCCTCCGCTTTCGCAGATAATTTCCAACCGTTATGCTTACCGCCACAGCAACTACAACAGCCACTATGATATATATTTTCATGCTTTTTACCAGCGAGTTTTTATGATATACTTTTTTAAGAGAAGGGCTTTCGCCCCTCTCTGACATGTAGCTTTAGCTACCGAGTGATGAGCCATGTAATGATACCGCTTATCACTCCGGCGACAACTCCGGATACTGTCTGAATTGCGACTTCAGGCCAGTTGATGGAGTTTTTCTTTTTTCGCCTTTTTTTCTTGCTCACTGGTTTCTCACCTCCTTACAAGTATATATTATCATATGGTATACCCTATGTCAATACATATCTGTAAAAAAGATGATACTTTTCCATATTTTTCTACAACAAAACCCCGCCGCTCTGCGACAGGGTTTTGTTGACCGTTATATCCAATATCATCATGAAAGGAGGACAAAATGCATGCGTGTTTTCATTTTCTCCTGATACCATAATACCACTATATTTTTTCCCTTATTAAGCGAGTTTATATATAGTGCATATTTTCCGCGGTTCTTCTTATAAACTCTCTCCTATGCTTTGCCCAAGTCTGATAATGCGCAGTATCCGGATACGGCACACGTTTTGTTACATTTTCCCATATGCCCCGTCGATACTCTTCTGGTATGCAGAGGTATGCTTGCTCGATCGCTTGACACTCCTCAAACAGCCTTGCCCTCTCTACCGCCTGTAATGCTGTGGTATCTGCCACCCCTCCGCCTCGTGGTTGTCCATCCATTGCCGCCCCTAACAGATCAGCCAGGTCATCATACCTCGCTTTGAGCCGGTCATACCCTCGGATCAGCCATAACGTCCGCATATATATGTCCTGCGGCATACTATATTTTTTGGACATATAATCTCTCATACTTGTTATCAATCCTCTTTCCTGTTTCCTGCGTTCTTCGCTAACCACTCATCCGATCCGACACAGATCTGATTTGTTCGCCGCTTTTTCGTTCTTGGCTGATACTTGTCACAGTTCTTTATATCATCGCCATATACTCCCCTGCGCTTTCCCGTATAGCCTATGTAATCGCAAAACTTCATCGATCCCGATCCATTGCCCAAACGCGAACAATATTGACAACTTTCTTTCTTGCAGTGCTGCATCCCTATCCCTCATTTAATGAATAAGTACATGTTGGGCCTTCATCGTAAAGTTCGCACTCTGAACAACCAACGCTTTTACATGATATAGGTTTTCCGTTTTTCACGGCTTTATATTTTTTCTCAATCATTTCCTCATGATACTTTTCAAAATTTGTCATTCACTTGCCTCCATCTCTGTGCCGATACATCACATAGCCCCTGTACTTCCATATCCCCCTCGATCAGGATTTCCTAATGTGTCGACGATCTCAAACTCAATCTCAGGCTGATGTTTCACAATCCGGAATTGACAGATGCGTTCTCCTTTCGGAATGATAGTCTCTCTTGTCGCATACGCTGGGAATTTCCATTCGTCGTTGTCACCGCAATAAAACTCGTCCATGATTCCAATACTATTGGTCATGATAATTCCTCTGCGTTTAAACAGAGAAGATCGTGGTGTCACGATTGCCTCATAACCTTCCGGAAGCTGCATTGCGACCCCCAGCGGAATGTATTTAAATTCCCCTTTTACGATAAGGATCGTCTCCGCCGCTCTTAAATCAATCCAATCGCCCTGTTCAATCGCTGCTGGCGGTTCAATATCTGCTAACATTTTTACTTTAATGTTTTCCATTTAGCTGTCCTCCTTCGTTGTATTTGTCGAAGCCTAAACCACTACCATTCACGCTTCCTTTTCTCATTCCGGCGCATACTTCACCATAAACTGCCTGGCGATTTCAGCCAGTGTATTATCATCTTCGGCTTCAGCTTCGGCTCTTCGCACTCTTTCTCTATTATTTCTTCGTTACGTCTTTCAAAGTTAATCATTTTTTACCTCCCATCCCTGTACCGTCTTTCTCAGTTGCTCCACTTCCCTCTTCAATCATTTTCTTTTCTCTTCAAAATTCACATTCACGGATCCCACCATACGCAAAGTATCTTCCATCTGATCCTCTGCATATCGTCTGCCATTTTTACGACACTCCATCAAATGAGCTGTCAGGCGAACATTCTTCGGGCGGTCAAATTCCTCTTTCTTTTCCTCTGATTTCCTGCGACGCATCTGATTCCGTTCTCTGCGCTGCGCAATTCTACACTCTTCTGAACAAAAAAGAGAATATTCACCTTTGGGCTGGATGTATATTTTTCCGCAGCGCTTACAGATGCGTTTCTTTTCGATCAGCCCTTTCGACTTTGACGAACAGGAACGACTGCAGTATCTTTGTTTTTCATAAGATGCCATGTATGTTTTCCCGCAGTACTCACAGATTTTTTCCCGTTTCTTTTTTGACATGTTCCCTCCTAAAACGGTAAGTCCTCATCGTTGATCGCTTCAAAATTACTCTGATGTACATAGGGGTCATATCGTTCGGAGGTATCCGGAGGTTTTTCTTTCGTTTTATTGCCAACGAAGTAAAATCTCCCCACTATGATATCCGTGGTATATACGGTATCTCCCTTCTGATTCTGATAGGAGCCTGTCTGAATTCTTCCTTCTACAGCCACCTGACGGCCCTTTGTGAGGTGTCTGGAGAATGTTTCAGCCTGCTTACCGAATAATGTAATTCGGATGAAGTCAACTTGTCTGTCATTTCCGCCGTCCTGGCTGTTTCTGGACACCGGACGGTCTACCGCCAGTGTCGCTAAACAAACTGGCATCTGTGAGTTGGTGTATCGGAGTTCCGGATCTTTCGTTAATCGTCCAATCAAAGCCACGACATTCATCTTCCCATGCCCTCCTCTTCAAATATTCCTCTCCATTCCCAATAGCTATTCTCGCCGCTACACTCGCGCTCTCCTTTTTGCGGATGTGTACAGAGCGCTCCCAAATCGTACAAACATCCCGTACAGAAGCCTTCGCTCACTACAACTTCTTTTAATAAATCCACTGCCTGATCTCTTTCTTTGACGAGAAGGTTCAGGACCTGTGCCGCTTCCCGCATTAAAGCATTATCGCAATGAGGGTAGGCGTTATAATATTTGCAACGTTCATCAGAACAAGCTGACTGTTCGGAGCAATAGACGAGATTTTGATAGACTTCCTCTATTCTGTCACCAATTTTTCTCATTTCCGGATCCGTTTCTCTGAAATTTGCCGGTCTGCCGAGAGCTGCGATTCCGAAATCCATGCAGGATTTACACGGGTCTTTATCGGATGGTTCTTCTGCATATTTGCACTTTCCGCAGAATTCTTTCATATTTTTCATATTTCCTCCCATGGCATGACGAATCGAATCTGGTATTCATTCAATTCATTAAAGTTGTAATATCTTTCTTTGTATTTTCGTTTCTTTCCTTTTGGCCATATACTAAGGCGAGGTTTCGGACTTTCGGAAATCATGATGTACTCTAAATAAGGAACATTTGTTACCGGATTAACTCCGCGATAGATGCTTTCCTGATCTATGTAATATCCTCTGATCGGTTTCGGATCCCTGATCAGTTGCGAAGCATCGACTTCTTCCACTTTTTTCGGCGGAGTTTCCACTGTCCTGGAGCAGGAAAAGCGTTGTTTCGAATATGCATCCAGGCTGCGAAATGTTTTATCCGTTTCTTTGATCAGATAAGATGCCAGCTTTCTATAATCTCCTGTGGTGTCCAAATGCGTCGGACGTGCTTTTCCCGCTGTCCAGAGCTGATCTAAATCATAGGTATCCATCTGCGACAGGATCATGTGATGATGAATTCTCTGATTCTCGTATTCGGTAACCATGATCCATTTCAGTGTCGTTCCTTTTTTCTTGAAATATCTCCGGAGTCTTTTCAGAAAATTATTGACCTCTTTTTTCGCTTGTTCCTTCGTCGGTTCCTGCCCTTTATATGTAAGTACGACATGGAGATCCCCTGGGCCAAAATTATGATGCAGTTTTATCATTAATTCCCGCTCTGAATTTTTCCGGTTGATCACCGCCACAGATTCCAGCGTCGGTCTTGATCTTCGGCTTCTTTTTTCTCCCGGAGTCTTTTTTATTCCTCCATATATCCGGCGGCTGATAATGCTGCCGGCGACAATCGTTTCTCTCTTGATTTTCATCTCATGTCCCTTAGATTAATATCTTTATCAAGATATATTACGGCCGCGCCGGCGCCCGTTTGAAATTGGCTATAACGATGCCCTGGCGGATGCCAGGGCTTTTTATCCGATAAGCAGGAGCGGCCGAGATTGTTTCGTAAGAGTCACTTATCAATATTCAGTTGTCAGGTGGCCGCTCCCTTATATATAAAGAACGAATCTGTGTCACGGATGAGATATTCGCTTGCCTTTCCCAGTTCTTCTGTTTCAGGCAGACTCGTTCCTCATATCAGAGTTAGTTAATGAATCTCCGGCAATGTATTGATTCCATATCGATCCATGAAAATTTTTCGTGCTCTTTTCGGTTTTGCACCAGCTTCAATCATGCGTTTTTCATAACAACGCTGCGCTCTGCTGCGCCATTTTTCTCTCCATTCTATGGTTTCAGCATCTGTCCCACGATGCCACCGATCGTGACATTCTTTACAGAGATCAATCTGTAATTTGTCTTCGATACTGTGCTGACGGTTCGCTCCGCCAAAGATCTCGTGTCTTTCCGCATATCCGGTCCCACACTCCACACAAATCCGGTTTGGCTTGTCCTTATATCCATTCATCAATTTCTTTTTCTTTTTATCTACCGGTTTGGCTACAGCGCATGTCTTATAATAGTCAATCATATTTCCTCCTCTATCGTCTCACTCCGGTCTCGCCGAAATTTTAAAATTCCGTCTGCATTCGTGCTGAGCTTTATCGCAGAATCGGCCATTCGAAGATTTACGCTTATAACGTGTCCGGATTCCACCATCTCTGCCAGTTGGATAACAATCGTCATCTGTTCGCTGTCCAGTTGTTCAAACCCTCGTTTTGCCCCCTCTTCTCCACATATCTGTGTAATTAAAGTCCTGATCTGTTTTCTTTTTCTCATCAGTCTGGCATCTGGGCAACTACAGGAATTCGTTACTTTTACATTTGCATCCTCTTCATCTGCAGCATCCACCATTTTCATCTGCCCACAAAACTTACATGTACCATAAAAGCTGTCCATTTCAATTTCCCCAACCATTTAAATATCCATCCCTTCCAGTACATTTTTCAGCCACATTAATTCTTCTGTGCTCAACGTCTTCCCCTTGCTCATGCGCTCCCGTTCTTTTGACCATGCTCTCAAATCGTATCTCGGTGCATTTTCGTTCCAGCTGATCAAATTCAGTTGTAGTGACCACCCGTTAACATCTGCAGGAGCTACTGCAATCTCTTTTACGATTTCATATTTTTTTCTGCAGCATATTCGTACTCCTATATTTCCATCATCAATATTGTCTTTTCTTCCATATTGTGATATCCTCTCTTTGTATATTTATGAATGTATCCACATTCACCGGCGCATGTTCTGTTCCCGCAGACATGCGCCTTTTCCTTTTAACTGACCTTTTCAATTCCATCTGTCCCCTTCGCTACTTTGATATATGTAGGCTCGTTATTTCTTCCTTCCCGATCCCGTTCCGGCATCTTGTCCAAAATCAGATATGCCGCTGTCGCCATAGCAATCACGATCAGATCTCCGTCTAATGCCCAGTAGCCGCGCATCAGCCGACAGAGAATGAGATAGCCGGCTGCAAGTGCAGTGCCAATAATGATTTTTTTCATTGTTTCACTCCTTTCGATATAGCTTGTCCCGTCCGGCAGGCATCAGCCTGCGTCTTCCTGAGATTCTTGCTTTTCTCCGATCTTAACGGCCTTCATTGTGATTTCCGCTCCAAACTGCTCAGACAGCAGTTTGCCCATGTAATCAACCATATCTTCTATGTTCAACTCTCCAATAAATTCTACTTTCGGCATAATCTCACCTCCTTTATGAGATTGTATGTTCTCGCGCTTGTACGTTATTCGCGTTCATTTATTTATTTCAACCCACGCCCTCCGCACGGAGAACGACATCATTCACGTTCAAAATCCTTGCACGCTTGACGAAGCGCATTATGTTCTCGATCATGTTTCAGACAGTATCCGATATGGATCCCTACCCAGCCGTAGACGTTTCCTCGATTCTGCCGGTGATACTGTTCATACCATGCACAATTAATGCAGGCTCTTACGGTATCGTCTACGCTGATTCCTTTGTCGTGTTTGCTTACGCATTTTTGCTCTATTTTTGCTACTGTTGTCATTTTGCCCTCCATTTTACAGTGCTCAATTTGCGCACTTATTTTTAATGTCATTATAGTGTACGATTTGTACACTGTCAATATTTTTTAAGGAGGACAAATATGTTTTCTGAACGTCTCAACCAAACACGAAAATCAAAAGGTATCACAGCGCAACAAATGGCTGATCATCTATCTATGGGATTGAGAGCTTATCGCAACTACGAAAGTAACGATCGCTCCCCATCGCTTGAAACGTTGGTCAAAATCGCTGATAAACTTGAAGTATCTACTGACTACCTACTGGGCAGAACGGAGAATCCGCTGATTAATATGTAACAAGTCTTCGAGCTTATCCCATATCCATATGCTTCCGAGGCGTTCTCCGCTTTCTACAGCTTTGTAGTATCGTATGTCAATTTTTAAATACTCCGCCACCTGCTTCTGCGTCAGCCCTGCATCCTGCCGGGCTTTTTTTAGATTCGCTCGCATGTTTGTTTATTTACCTCCCTTCTAAATAGCCCACATGACAATTTTTACTGTCACTGCGATCGTAATAGCTATTGCACATAAGGCCATAGTAATTGAAATAGCCCTTTGAAGCATGCGGGTCAGAGGACTCATATTGTTGTTATCCATGCCCATTTACCTCCTTCCTGCGCCTATGCACATTTTTGCGGTTCGCATTATCCCAAAGATGACTAATCTGTTGAGCTTCTTTTAAAAGCTCAGTAAGATGGTTCACCTTTTCTATGGTTGCATCTAATTCTTTTGTATCTACCTTTACTACTGCTGATATTTCTTTCAAATTTTCCCTTTTCGAACCAATCGCTTCAAAATCATCACAAACAACCATACCTTTCTCACACCCCTCCACCATTCGAACGCCTCCGTTTTCCCAGATACGTGCATGCTTGCATACATGGCAAAGTTCTGTTATTTCTTTTTTGTTCTTTACTTTATCAATCACAGGTTTATCACCTGCGTAAAACTGCACTCCGCTCTCTCCTTCCTCTCCTTTTCATGTATACTAAGTATAGAAAGGAGGTATTTAAAAATGGAAATCGAACTTACCTTAGATGCCGATTACATGATTTGTGTATTGTATGACGAGTACCTACGAAGAATAAAAAACGGTATCCCACCAGATGATGCAATATTTTTCGGTAATTGTGAGCAAATTCAAGAGCTTGTTCCTCAGTTTACAACACATGAAATTACATTTATTTTAAAAGATTTAAGTTCAAAAAATCTAATGTCTGCGTTTTACCCAGAAAATCAGCTCGAGGATTGTGCACTTAATCATTCAGGCATTCTTTATATGGAGAAACGTTTCGGTAAGAAGTTATCCACACTAACGGATAAAATTCTAAAGCTTAAATCCGCTATAACGCTCTCTTAATATCCAATCATCTGCCAGAAGATCCTCCGCTGTAGGCTGCCACCCACGCGCTGGATTCCTCATTGCCTGACTGTGGCATATGCAGCAGTCAGGTGTATCTGTTGGTTCAACGCGAAATCTGTAACCCTCTCCCCAGGCTTTTCTCGCAATGTAACATTTCCTTTTGATAGCTTCCGCTACTGCCTCATGTATGTACATGCTCCCACCTCCTCTCATCTGATTACCTTTCGTCATTATTCAATTCTCGGTAGTCTTCACAGATCATATTCTTAGCGCAGCCGGCCAGCCATCTTCCACTTACTCCTTCAAATACCACGGCGTATTTGCAATCGTAGCAATAATTACTCATGCACTGTTCCAATTCGTTATATTGACAGGCCATTTTTTTGTATTGTTCAATGCTGGCATCCAAATCTTCCACTTGACGTTTTAACCGCATGTTTTCAAGTTCGAAATCCCGAATTCGCATCCACTTTGGTTTTCTCATTTATCGACCTCACTCTTAACTTACTTGAGTATCAACGCCACACACACTACGCACAGCGAACCGATTACGCTCCATATCACCCACCTCCATCCATACAGCGGATCGTCTTGCGGGCTTTTGCGAAAAGTGTTCATGTTTGTTTTTTCCTCCTTAGCTGGCGTCGTTCGCCTTGTCTCTCAGCCACTTTCTGACCTCTGCACAATTGCAAGTTCGTTGCAAGTTCGTTGCAAGTTTGCTGGTAATCGATTAATCCTCCCACGACCTCAGCTCCTTGCTGGGGTCACTTTTTACCGAAGAAGAAAGCATCCGTATATACCACTTCAGACTTTTCTTTCCATGTTCCGCAGTTGTGATCAGCTCCTCACTTTTCTCTAATTTTTCTATTCGGTTACATAAACTCTTCCAGTCTTTTCTTTTAACAATCATTCTTCTCACCTCCTCAGCTGGCATCTCTTTTTTCCCTGTCCTTCTTTCGTGTATAATAAATGTGGAAAGGAGGTCGCAAATGAAACCTACTAAGATAGCCGATAAAATCATCACCGACATGTATCGCGATTTTCTCAAAACCGGAAACGTACTATCTAACGCGGAGAAGTTCGTCAACCAGTTCAGCGACATATACCCTCAGCTTGTATATGCGGCGATCCGTATTCTTGGAGCCGAAGGACTATTGAATGTTTCTTATTCGGACAACAATCCTGACGAACTTGAACTGAGCATTGACGCTATACAGAAATTCGACGATGAAACGCTGATTAAAAAGGGGTACAGCCTATTAAAAGAATTGAGAAGCTGGCTTTAACCCGTAATAATCCAGTCGTCGGCAATTAGATCATCCTTATCAGGATTCCAACGAGAGCGCGGAGTGTAATGCGACGCGCTCACTACAAAACAACACTCCGGCGTATTCGTAGCAAGAATTTTTACATTTAAGTGTCGCCACACACCCTCCTTTCCGTCCCACGAATCGCGCATAATATATGGCTTATCGTCTGTAGTACTCTTAATTGCTTCATGTATATACAAACCCTCTCACCCCCTCAGCTGGCATCCCTTGCGCCTTTGGCACCTTCCAGGAGATAGCCGATTTCAACGCCAAACAATTTCGACATTTTTAATAACGCCGAACTCGGAACATCGCATTCTTCATTTATCCAGTTGTAATATGTCCTTTTTGAGATGCCAAGTTTTTCAGCTAATTCTGCTTGTGTAATTCGTTTTCGAGCTCTTTCTGCTTCTATATTATTGAGCATTTTCCACCTCCTCAATGCTCGTTTTGAGCTTTTATATTTTTAAGTATATCAAATTCGAGCAATATGTCAAGTGTTTTGTGAATTTTATTTCCCGTTTTGAGTATTTTCATATTTACAAAGTGTAGAATATTGCTTATGATATATACACAAGGAGGTATCATATGACTTTCGGAGAAAGATTAACCCATCTCAGAAAAGAGAATGGTTACAATACTCGAAATGAATTTGCAGAATTTTTAAATATTCCAAGCACAACATTGAGAAATTATGAAACAGATAAACGAGAACCCGGTCGCACCTTTCTAAAACAAATATCAGAACTATTTAATGTGTCTGTAGATTATTTGCTATGTTTAACAGACGAAAAAGAAGTCCTTCATCCTTTTAGACTCAAGGTATCCGAGCAAGAACATATTGAAAAATACCGCACATTAGATATTCACGGCAAGGATATGGTAGATACTGTTTTAGATAAAGAATATAGCCGTTGCCTATCCTCTGTCGACCAAGCGCATGAAGAACGTGCAGCATACAACGTCATTTATCTCCCATATCCTGACAACCGTGCTTCCGCTGGTACTGGTGACGAATTCTTATCCGATGTCACCCGCTCTATCTCCGTAAAGGAGAACCGGCTAACCATCCGCGCAGATTTGGTCATTAAAGTTGATGGCAATTCGATGGAACCTGTATATAGTGATGGCGATATGGTGCTGGTACATCAGCAACCAGCAGTAGACATCGGAGCGATCGGGTTATATGCAGCAAATGGAAAAGGATATATAAAAAAGCAAGGAAAAGATCGTTTGATTTCTGTAAATCCTGATTATCCCGACATTATGCCGGAAAAGAACTATGCATACAAATGTTTTGGGCAAGTTATCGGTAAGTTAAATCCTGAATGGGTTATTTAATTTATTTGCAACATTTATGTTTGCAAATATGTCTTATTGATTATCAATCATTTTACTTATACAAGGAGGATAAAAATGAAAAAGAAAATTTTAACGCTTTGCCTTGCCGCTATTATGTGTGTGAGCTTTGCAGCATGTGGAAGTAATGAAACTAATAAAACTGAATCATCCGTTGAAGTTCCAAAGGAAACAAATGATTCAAAATATTACTTTAAAGATGGGGTAATGCAGGCTGAAGATGTAAAGATCGAGATTACAGATTATAAAATAGTCCCTGCAGGTTCAGAGGGAAATACTTTTTCAGGTAAAGATGAAATAGTGTTCTACTATAACGTCACTAATTTGTCGGGCAAAGAAAGTGTTTCAACTAATTCGTGGATAGTTTTTTTAGAAGCACAGCAGGATAATGATCCGAATGTAGTTAATAAACTTGATATCGGCTTTTATTTCGATGACAATGTCCAGTTTGATGCTACCGAAAATATAAAAAAAGGTGGTACGGTATCCGCTTATATAGCTTATCAGTTGGACGATAATACAACGCCTGTTATTTTAAAAGCCACTCGTGGCATCGGTGGCGAAGATCTTGGAGAGCAAATTTTTAATTTAACTTCTGAATAATGTAAAAAACAACCCGCCCACCTGTTGGCGCAGGAGGGCGGGATATTTTTATAAAAAAATACGCATCAATACGCATTTTTCCATTGACTTTATGCGCATTAATGCGTATAATATAATTGTAAGGAGGTACGGCACTTGAAACGAAGGGAGTTGATTAGGATGCTCGAAAAAAATGGTTGGTATCTGGTCAGAAATGGTGCAAATCACGATATTTACACCAACGGAAAAAATACAGAACCTATTCCACGTCATCCTGAAATAAAGGAAGTGCTTGCCAAAGCAATTATTAAGAGAAACGGGCTGAAATAAACCCGTTCTCTGTTTCGATAAAAGGAGGAATCTCTCATGAAAAAAGTTTATCCTATCGTTTTAACCCCAGCAGAGGAAGGCGGTTTTGTTGTCTATATACCCGATTTTGAAATCAATACTCAAGGCGAAGATGAGGCGGAGGCTATGGATATGGCTCGAGATGCTATCGCTATGACCGGATGTTACTGGGAAGATGAAAAAAAGGCAGTACCGGAACCATCTTCGATTTCATCTGTCGTAACAGAGGGAAATCAATTTAAGACATTGGTAGACGTCGATTTTGATAATTACCGTAAACGCAACGAAAATCGTTCCGTCAGAAAGAACTGCACTATCCCATCTTGGTTGAATGACGAAGCAGAAAAAGCTGGAATCAATTTTTCGGCCACTTTGCAGGAAGCATTAAAGGCCCAATTAGGATTATAGGAAAAAGGGAGGAAAAACATCCATGAAACGCGTAGCATTATACATGCGCGTGTCCACCGAAGAACAGGCGCTCCACGGCTACAGTTTGCCGGCGCAAAAGGATGCGCTGCACCAATATGCAAAAGATCACAATATGACAGTTGTCGGCGAATATGTGGATGAGGGAATATCCGGCCGAAAATCGGCAAGTAAAAGGCCCGCACTGGCGAGAATGCTTCGGGATGTGGAAGCGGGTAAGATAGACCAAATCCTGTTTATCAAACTCGACCGCTGGTTTAGATCGGTGAAAGAATATTACAGAGTTCAGGAAGTTCTCGACCGAAACAAAGTAACGTGGAGAACAATTTTAGAGGACTACAACACAGAAAGCGCCGACGGTATCCTGAAAGTCAATATCATGCTTTCCGTAGCTCAGAACGAGGCAGAGCGCACAGGAGAGCGTATAAAATTTGTCTTAGACAACAAAGCACAGAAAAAACAGGTCGTCGGGAAACAGCCGTACGGCTATAAAATAGCAATCGTCGAAGGAGAAAAAAAGTCCGTGATAGACGAAGAAACTGCGCCTGTTGTCCATGATATATTTAATACTTTCGATCGTACAAACAGCGCATCCCTGACAACGAAGTATATCAATGAAAAACACGGAACGGATTTTTCAGCTGTTTTTATTCGCCGCCTTCTGCACCGATCAGCATACGCCGGTGAATATATGGGAATCTCCGGGTATCGTCCCCAATATATCAGCCGCGAGCGTTTTGACAAAAATCAAGAAATATTTCGTGGCAGCCATATAAAAAGAACTCCCACCGGCAGAGTTTACATTTTCACCGGAATTCTGTTTTGTGCGCATTGTGGGCACCGGATGAAAGGAAAATATACAACAGTAAAATATTACTGCTGCCCGCGGGCAACCGACGACTACTCATGCGAGAATCACAAACACATATCAGAACTCAAAATAGAGAAATACCTTGTCAGTCACATCCGACGCTTGATGAGCGAGTATATTGTGGCTGCCGAAACAAAAGAATCCGCGACAAAACGTAGCGATGCCGCCAGCGAAGTCATGTCACTGCGACAGAAAATAGAACGCCTCAATGATATCTATCTGGAAGGTAACATGGATAAGGAGACTTATCGCAGGCGAACAGAGCAGCTAAAACAGAATCTTGCCCAAGCAGAAGAGCAATATCAGAGATCACAACCAAAAAATATATCCCACTTGAAAGAAATTTTAAATACAGACTTTCTCGCGGATTACGACCTTTTAACAGATGAAAATAAGCGGTCTTTATGGCGGCGCATCATTACGCGAATAGAGATGAATGATCAGCAGAATCTCAAAGTATTTTTTTCATAATTTAATTTATCCTAATAATACATTACCGACATATAAAGTATTATTAGGATAATAATAAATATTCCACATATAGTTTTTTTAATCCTTGGCAGAACCTACAACTTTGCCTTTTTCTGTGCGCTAAAAAAATACGTCAATATTGGCATTTATTTTTTATATCTACTTGACATAATGCCATTATTGGCGTATTATATAGATATAAGATAAAGCAAAACAAAAAGCGGAGGAGAAAGAAATGAAATACAACTTATCAAACATCATGACAAGAGCTTGGGAATTAGTTAAAGCAATAAAAATGGACATGTCTTCCGCTTTAAAAAAAGCGTGGAAGGAAGCGAAAGAAAAGATGGAAAATTTAACGGCTAAGTTAGTAGAAAACCTGAATAAGATGAAGTATAACGATTATCACATCAACGCAGGCGTTGAACGTGAAGTAACTACAAAGATTTGGGAAAAGAACGGACAGAAGAGAGAATACTTAAAGATCGTCTGCTATACTCTCGCAGGCAATTATAAAGGAACATATGATTGCGGATATGTCGATCTCGTGGCAAATGAATATGTTTGCACGAAGTACAGCGACATCAACGCGGAAACAATGGAATATGTTGGAAGATAAGAAGAACAAGATGAGCAATTTAAGAAAAATACGGAAACTTGCTGGGCTTACCCAGCGAGAATGCGCCGAAAGGGTCGGAATCAATATCCGACTTTGGCAAAAATACGAAGCTGGCGAAACTGCGATTGACAACATGACGGTATCAACCGCAAAAAAAATGTCCGCTGCAATCGGTCATCCTATAGAGGATTTAGAAAATATCAACTTTGATGTATTTTCATCCGATACCGACCTTTCGATTTTTAGTTTGCCGGAAATTGTTGGAATGGCTAAAATTTCAGCTGTAAGAAAAGAATCTAAAATAGGCGCCTTTGGAGATACATTTTCGGCTAATCTATCGCGCGTGCCAGATTCCTGTTTTGAGAGGCTCACAGTATCCGATCTCGCCAGACTCATAGATGCTATATATGATGCGTATAGCGATGGAAATAAAATTTAAGGATCTATCAGGCAAGCGCTTCGGAAGGCTGGAAGTATTGCGCAGAGTTGATGATTACGTTACCTCCAAAGAAAAAAGCCGGGGAGTGCCCCCGGCTTTTTTATAATTCTGCTAATCTTCGCATCATCGCTGTCGCTTCTTCTCTGGTGATGAAAGAACCGTATCTTTTCTCGCCGTCAGGATCTCCCTGGATGATACCATTTTTCTCCGCCCACTTTCGATCTTCTTCTGACCAGTCACGTGGAGGCTGTGCTGCACGATCTTCCAGATATATGTCCATCATCTTGTTAAACTGTTCCTGTGTCATCTCTTCCTCCTCTTCTCTGATTTTCGCCGTGAAATATTTCCAGTCGATTCTATCCTTTATGTATTTATTATCCCTCAGAATCCGCGGACAGTTCTTACCGCTCCAATGATGATGCTGAAAGACATTTCCCGGCTGAATTTTAAATTCATCCATAAGCTGTTTCGTCAGCTGCACCGCATTATCTACGGCTGCCTTACGATTGCCGCTCTCGCAGATTTCGATTGCGATACTTTTCCGATTTCCTGTACCGCTGCCGCCGTCTCCGGCGTGCCAGGCAATCTCGTTTGTTGGAATCACCTGAATCACCTGCTTCTCGTCGCAGACGAAATGAAACGATGCCTGACGGACAGAATTCTTACAAACATAGTCCGCTTCGTTCTGCGCTGTACTGGACGGATTTCCTGTGCTGTGGATCGTAATAAACTGCGGAGTCATGGCGATACCCGGCCGCTGCGTTTTTCTGCTCTTTGGGATAATCTGCTGTTTGATGTACATTCTTCCTCCATATAAAAAGCACCCTGCAAAGCAGAGTGCTCAAGAAGCGTCAACATTTTTTACTAATTTGTAATAACATATTTTTTCTTTAAATCGTTAAACCAATTAAATGGGATATAGCCTTCCTTCTGAAGACGTCCAACTACAATACCCCTGTCAATTCCGATTGAATCAGCAAATTGAATTACAGCATCCTTTCTATAGTCTCCGTTTTCAACAAAAGATTCAAAGCTTCTGATATCTATCAATGTATTTTTTGCGAATTGATTGGCCTCATCCTCGTCCTCATCTGAAGTCCCCTCAAGTTGATTAATATGGCCCTTTAAAATATGTGCCAATTCATGAAAAAGACTAAACCAAAATCTATCCGCATCCCGTCCGCGAACAGTAAGACCAACCACTATCTTTTGTCCCTCATAAAACGTAGCTCCATGTAAAAAAGAACCTCCAATATGCGGTAGAAACACAAGGGCGATTCCACACTCCGCCAACATCTGCGTTAATTGAGAGCAAAATTCAGAAGGGTCTTTTACGGTCATTTCTCTTATTTCAGGAATGATATCATGTAAATGTTTTAAATCAATAGGACCTGTTTGAATTGATCTGCATTCTAATTTTGCTTTTTGAGCCCATGCAATTAAAGCAAAGTCAGCTTTTTCCGTTTCAGACAACCTGCGGCAAGCTATTCGAGTAATACGTGAATCTTGAACCATCGCCAACTGTGCAACTCCAAAATACTGCCGTAAATTTATGACTCTTTCCACAGAATTTGTTGCATGAGGCACCCACTCATTTCTTTCCATTTCACGATATGGAAATTTTTTCATCAACTCTATATCTGCATCCATTTCAATTTCAGCATTAGCCTTTATTATTTTATCACGATAAACAGATTCCAAGTTATTCCAAAATTTTGCAGGG